GGAGGGCGTGCTTACTTCAGCAGAGAAGGTTTCTGTTTCACAGTTCTTATTATCTATGGATTAAAAAACTCCCCCGGTGTGCCTCCGGGGGCTTTTTTTAGCTGATTGCAATCTTCCCGGATAACATGTTTCTCAGCGTCGAATACATGCTGTTTTTTTCTGTCGTCGTCAGGTTCACACCAGACCACAACCCCCAGGCTGATTCCTGAACCGGCCCGTTCACTCCGCCCGTCACGGTTGAAATATCATATCCGATACCCAGCCGGATCGTTGATGCCGGAATTGACCTTGTCGTGAATGCCGCCAGAGTTGCGCTGACCAGAGCACCGTCTCTGAACAAGTGAAGCTGAACACCTGCTGCTGAATAGTCCGCAACAAGCAACATAAACTTTGTCAGGTCTGCTGCGGTCAAAGCCAGAGACGACGTTGCCACGCCTGTCGTCGTACTGCCAATCGCTCTGGCCGTCAGGTTAACCGGGTCAATAACGAATGTATCGCCCTGTGGTACCGGCGGTGTGCCATTCCCTCCATGATATGATCCCATTACCAGAGAACGTAGCGAGCCGCTAATGACCGGTTTAACAAGCGCCATCATGGTTTTTACCGGTGTATCTTCAACGCCGGTATCGTATCCTGCGTTATAGCCATTCAGAGTCTGATAACCATCACCCATCACTGGAGAACCAATTTGTGTTGGTGTAGACCCCGCCAGCATGGTTACCCCGTCAGCATTCAGTAGACCGATGTTCGCAACCGTTGGTTGAGGGTAAATACTACCAATGATATTGGCCGGATCCCAGCCTGAGCCATCTACGATAAAACCTAATTTTGCGACCATATTTACCTCTTAATTCAGTGTGATTTCTTCTACGATGGCATAGTTATCCATGCGGTATGCCGCGCCAGTTGGATCGAATTTGATTGTGTCGCCCTGGCTGTCACGCAGGCAGCAGCGCGGACCGTTAGTCCTGCTCGGGAGTGTCCCGGTAGTGCCGCCAGTAAAGCCAAGTCGGATTTTTGAGCCTGCGGGAATGCCTCCGGAGGCACGGACTCGCAAGCGGTTGAGGTGTACCGAAACCTCTGTCAGCGTCAGCGCATTGCCAGACGGATCTACGGCAGACACGCCATAATTCCCCGGATCGGCGACAATGCTGGTGTCCAGCACCAACTTGCCAACTGGTTCATACCAGATGTTTGCTATGCCCCCCTGAAGAGAAACGTCCTGCGACCACAGCGGCTCAAACTTCTTACCTGTCAACATCTCCTGCTCGATAGCCAGGCCAAAGCGATAGCCGCAAATCTTCGAGTCTAAGCCCAGAAGGTGCGCTGTATCGTAGTAGTCGTACATGTACATGGGCTGTACCAGCCTTACGTCATCGCGTGTTCTGGCAAGCTTCAACAACGCAAGGGGGATGGTTGGATAACTGGTGTTTGGGGTGCGGTTTTTCCAGCTGTTAAACTGATAGATAAACCACGGAAGTGACTCAGTTTTCCCTGTCACGTCGCTGGCAAAGCCATTGATGGCCGCAATCATTTTGTCAAAACTGTCGAGATAGACTTCTTCAGTTGTTCCTGCGCTCTGGTCACTTTCATTACCCATATAAATCATTGCATGAGGTGAGTATGTAAGTCCCAGTTCATTAGCGCGCGCTTTACCGTATGTCATGTCATCAATGATGCGCTGCATGTAAGGACCTGGATTCTGGCGCAACTGAGCTATGGTTTTACCGCCCTGAGCCGGGACAGAACCCAGAATTTTAATGTCACCAGACGCATAGCCTTCCGCTTCAGCAGACAGCCGGTCAAATATCGCAGTAATTGCCCCGCCCATAGGTGTTTCATAGGCGATGCCATCACCTGTATCGTGCATTGTTTCGATATACGGAATCAGGCTTGAGTGGTTTTCAGCGGACGTTCCCGAACCATCTTGTGCCCGGGCGCCACCGTTAAAACGGCTAGCATTGGGAATGGCGGTAACGGTCTGAAGTGGCGCGGCATTTACCCCAGCCTTCAGTGACTGCCCGAAGCCGATGATGTGGATTATATCTGCCAGTCTTTTAGCAAGAGGTTTTCTATCAACGGGTAACGAGTCTGATTCGATAGAGCCAGCGATAAGCCTTTTCACTTTTATCGTGCCGGACTCAACACTTCCATCGGCTTTCCCGCCGTGTGTAACCCGCCCGTAATCATCCATCCAGCCCCACAGAAAACCATCTGGTAATACGCCAGTGGTTTTCCCCCCACCATGAAAAACGATGTCACCAAGCAGTTTTCCGATACTGGCAACCAGTGCCTGTAACTTACCAGCAGCAAAAGTACCGTCATCTTTCAGGCCAACAGCTGCGCTGCCGAACAAACTCATCAGCACCCATTCAAATCCCGGAGGAATATTTGAGGTTACCTCAGCCCCGCTCGCCAGCTTCATTGATTCCGTCGTCAATGACTTGATATCAGCTGACGCAAACGCTGCAAGGTTCGCGATCATCTTCCCGAAATTCAGGGCACCAGTGGAGTCAATACCACCGACATACTGCCCCTGCGGATTAGAAAAAACAGCGTCAAACCCGGACGCACCACTGGTACTGAACATGGAGTTAAAGAGGTAGAGAAAATCGAAAAACCGCTGAGCGCCAAGCAGCCATGCAACCTCCTGAGCCACACCATTCGCGTTAACGAAATATCGAAAGGCAACCGGAGATCCTGTCCCCTGAGGTGTACGGAAATACTGTCCATTGGTTGTTCCTGCTATCCCGGATGGCTCATCCGGAAACGTTGAGTTGGAGGTATCAAGCGAGGCGAGGACATTTTCAATATCACCAGTGATCCCACGCCAGGTAGGCAGAGGTTCGCCGCCGCGATCGTCCACCGTGGACTGATCCCCATTCAACAGCTTATCAAGGCGCTCAGCGTTATCGAGCAGCACAGCGGGAGACGTACTCCCCAGCTCCGGGTTAAAGGCCATGTTTTTTGCTCCAAAAAGAGGCTTCGCCCAAACGAGGGTTTGAGCGAAAAGAGTTAATTAGGGGTTGTTATGGGGTATTAAGCAGCGTCGCCGGGGTATGTGGCGTCGTCGTACTGGTAGAAAATTTCTTTATATTCAGGTGCAGTAATCTGACAGTTGCTGTCACCCGATGGGGCAACCTCCTGGACTATCCCATGCCGCGCACCCTTTTCACTGTCGCAGAACAATAACTTCGGCAGATCAATATATTGGTCGTCCATAATCCAGTCGCCGGGATGCAGGTCGTCGTTGTACGGCACCGTCAGCGTGAAATCATCTACCTGTTGCGGCGTTAGCATTCGCGATGATGGTCGACCGTCCTGAAACTGTATCCAGCAGCGAGGATTCGCGTAGCTCCAGTCCAGTGGTTCCGTGACGTGCAGCGTGATCTCCTGGACGTCGTAAATCATCGCGTCAATCAGGCAACTTTGGGTTTTCCCGGTTGGACTGTCGTCGGACAAAATGATGTGATCACCGAAGTCATGACACCATCCCAGCATTGAAGTCGTAGCCGTATACGTTCGGCGTTGGTGGAGATATTTCATTAACCTACGCATCCCGATACGCCAGGCGCGATCTGCAGTCATGGCAACATCAATGGTGTATGCCTCCGTTTTGCGCGGAAAAGGATTTTCCGGCGTCCGGCACTGTACGGTTTCCTCCGCCCAGGTCACAGGGTTGATATATTTCACATCCACGCCATCAAAATCATCCTCCGACGGGACCCTGAATGACGTCTGCATTTCCTCGACGGTATCCTGAGGAGTAATGATCCCTGTCCAGCTTTTGACGCCCTCTCTCCCGACAGAAAGCAACCCGTCAGACAGCAGAAAATACCCCATGCCAGCCTCGGCTATTTTGTCGAAAATATCCTTTGCTGACGTGCTGTCACTGCTTGCCTGGTGATCAAAATATTCTCCCCTTGGCGTCCAGTAGGTCGCCTCCAGCGTACTGAGCGCCGCAATGTCGATCTGGTCGTCGCGATATCCCAGACTGCGGGCAAGATGCAGGAACGCACCGCTGATTGTCCTGTCACCACCGCCATCATAATTTCGTGTGGCGACAACACTCACACGCTTGTCTGACTGCGCCGCCAGCTGGCCGCCGGTTTCAACCGTGATCCCTATTGTTGATATCCCAGCGTAGGAGGTCGGACGGGAAAGCAAACGACCTCTGAGCGCCTGCCAGAACATGCTGTCTCTCGCGTTGTTGCTCCCCTGCTCGTTACGGCGGCGGCATCGAACCTCCACCAGCCCGGGATAGGACAGATCAAAACGCTCTGTAAAACCGAGGCCATTAATGTTTTTAAGCGCGTAAACCCCAGGCTTACTCGTCCACCCTGAACCGGAACCATAAACGCGATACTGGATTTCATACTCGACATGGCGGACCCGCTTATTCCCGTTGTTCTGGAACCCGCAAATTCCGTTTGGGAAAGCAAAGTTGACCTCGAAGGCGTCCACAACTTCATTTTGCGGGCAGGCCAGAAAGGGGCCTAGCCAGGTTTCATTATCGTTAATACCAGACGCGGCAAAATCCACGACGGTACGGTTCATAAAGCCTGACCAGGTGCTGTCGATGACACCGTTAACCACACGCTGTACGGTCGCAGAGGGGCCATCAGTAGACGCTATCTGGTATTCGTTGCCACGATGCGCCAGGGAAATCCGCTGAGTTCCTTCCGGCAATCCGGAAAAGGCAGTGCCAGAATCGTATGCCAGCGTGACGCTGGCTGTTACCGCAGGGCTTCCGCCGCTGGAGGCTGCACCAGCAGTAAATACCGGGCCGTCACCAAATACTGACGCAGGCAGGAAAGATGACGTAATGGAACCGCCACGCCAGGGGCTGGAGATCTCGACGATACGTATCACGCCGCCATCATCCTGAGCAATGAGCCCCGAACCATTCAACCCGCCATTAATCGCTGCGAGCAAGCCAGACATTGTGCCGTAGTTGGCGACCAGAGATATGGTATAGGTGATACCCTGCCAGGTCAGAGCAAAGGTCTGGCTGGTTGTCGTAAAGTCATACGTTGACGGGGACGCACTGGCGCGTAATACCGCAGTCGCTCCCCCTGTTCCCGGAACGGCGTCCTGGTGAGGGGTATACGTGGCGATCTGCAGGTCATAGTCAGTACCATTAAACGTTAGGGTGACAGGCATTCCGCTGAATGGCGCAATCTCTGACACGACGTCGCCTGTCAGCACGTTAAAACCGCCCTCGATGGATACCTGATAATTCACTGGCGCTTTCAGGGTGACAATTGCACCGGCGATCCAGCCAGGAGGAAGTTTGTTCTCATCCTCGTCTTCATCATTATCATCATCGACATCAAGGCCAGAAAACGAGACAGAGGCACCGCTGACGGTCATGGCATCAGCAACGATATCACTGGCTTCAGGGGCAGTCTGAGCCATATCGAGGCCGCTGCCGCTCGACGTTCCCCCAACTTCCGTTGAGTTGAACCATATCTCACTGCGACGATCCCCTGCCACATTATCGCCGGGCCCATAGCTGGTATATGAAAAGCCCTCGCCTAAGGTCAGTGCCGGAGTTTCTCCTACCCGAAAATCCCCACCGGTATAGGAGAAACGCCCATATCCAAGGCAGACAAACATTTCGACCGTCATTCTGGTGGGATCAGCGGGGTCGAATCGCGTTACCGGCTGCACCAGGTAATCCGGGTAAATCCGGGAACGCCCAAAAGCCTCCCTAACGGGATCGCCAAGCTTCGCTGTATTGGCTTTAGCCGGATTCAGATCCAGCGATGAAGCGTTACTGGATGAAAAACCGCCCAGCTCTGGTTTTGGGGCAAAGAATAATGCATAGGCCGTAGACGCAATGGATACGGCCACCGAAACCCACACGGCAATTTCAAGACCCGTGCCATACGGAATGGGATATATCCGCACGTCACTGTCTGGCCGCAACAAACATAACGGCCATTCCGCCGGGGGGACTGCCTGGCCGTTCAGCTCGATCACAACAGGATGAGTTTTATCCTGTGAATAGCTCGGGACATTTCTGCTCATCCACTCATGCAGCGTCAGCACACCATGCTCGTGTGTTTCAAGGGGTTCACCCGGTAGCCGGGACGGGTAAAACTTTATCGTCATTGCCAGAACTCCACGCGGTTAAAGCGGCGGATAAATCGCGCCAGTGGCAGAAACGTAACCCCCGAGCCTGGATTACATTCCGCGACCTGCAGTTGGTTATCGAGCATCACAACAATCCCGACATGGGAAACCGTTGAACCCGAATAGCAAGCCACTCCGGCACCTTCACACGGGGCACAACGTTTCAGCGAAAGCATCAGCTTTCTCGCTTCCCGGTCGAGGCCCCCGCCGTCTTTGGTCACACCTGCAAAATCTGGCCATTCAGGTAGCCCAAGGTCGCGACGTATCTCATTCACAATGCCGAAGCAGTCGAGTTTTGGAAAAGAGCGACCGCCCTTCAGCCAGGTGACTGAACGGTATTTATCAGCGATAAACATATTTGCCTCAGATTAGTAACGTAAGCCCGGATGCTCGGCGAGGTTGTAACGTTTACGGGGCCAGGCTGTTTTGAGGACATTCATATAGCCTGCCGTGACCTGAACTGCTGTCGGGGTCCAGGAGCCGGATTTGATATCGAGCGTATACGGTGATGATGCCGGAGCAGACAGATCGGATGAAATGTACCGCCTGAATGTCAGCGTGGCTGATTTCATTTCATCCAGAATTTTATCGATCGCCTCTGAAACCCGTCCGTCAATATTGCTGATAGCAAACTTTAAATCCTGTGTCCCGTCGGCGTTCCTGGCTGGTAAGGCGATATCTATCGCGCTGGCTTCAAACGTCGCCGGCTGACCATTTTCCAGCATCACGGAAACGTCATCCCAGCCACTGGTTAGCCAGTAGTTATCATCGCCTGCTGATATCTGCAGCGTATCGTGAATAACCTCCGATCCGCTGCTGGCATATAGTCGCTCAAGAATTGTCATGCTTCGGCCACTCTCTGTTTAGCGCAATATCCAGTAACGACTGGCCCGCCAGCCATTCCGGATAATTCCCCCAGCCAGAAGGCGGTAACGGGCGCTCCCATAATTCCAGCGTTGCGCTGTACTGCCAGTATTTTGGCGCGACCAGCGTCGGCCCTTCGTAAATATCCACGAACCTGGCTTTATAGAACTTTACCCCGATGGGAGTCTGGAGTTTCAGATAGAACCAGGACTGGCCATCTTTAAGCGCATCCCTGAAAAACGCCTCAAACACCTGCGCCAGAGCATCAGTTTTAAAAATCCATTTAACCGATGCCTGGGTGGGTGTTGAGGTATATCGCCTTCGTTGTTGAGCGCGACCGGACGTCATCTCCGTTCGCAGTAAGGGTGATATGGGCTTAAACCCGTACCCGTCCATAAGCGGCATGGGCAGGTATTCATCCGGGTAGAAAATATCTGCCATGAATATTCCCTCCGGGCAGGTCTATCTTGGTTTTTTAGATTGGAGATTTGAATAAATAGCCCGACCGAATTTCTTCTGGGGGTTATTTACTTCGGCGGTTAAGGTGTTAACTATCCGCTGTTCCAGAGCGTCATTCCTTCGCTCAATTGCCTGCATCGTTATGTCATCCGGTTTACCGGTGAACGTACTTCTGGCATCTACGCTGACAGCAATTCGTGGCTGTGCCTGGATCTGCTTCGCAGCGTTCTGTACCGCCGGAGATTCCCGCCCAACAGCTCTGACCCCCAGCGAACCATCAGCGCCACGGGTAAGGGGCATGATGGCTTCCGGCCCGGCCTCGCCGAATACACCCGCCCCTTTCGCAAACGCAAAATATTGGGGAGTGCTGTAAACACCATTGCTGTAGGCAGAAAGTGACGGAGAATCGTAAACTCCTCCGAGAGCGTTGAATGAAAAATTAGCTCCCGCGCTTTGAATAGCGGTACCACTACTTACCGCACCGCTGGCACCGCCAAAAATACTACCGAACAACCCCCCAGCCCCACCGCCAAATGACGCCATAATCGCTTTGGTGATCAACGCCTGTGTTGCCATCTGGATCAGCGTCTTAATCACCGTTTCACCCAGAGAGCTGAAGATATTCGACATACCATCTTTAAACGAAGTGGCGCCCGTCAGGACGCTGGTCAGGTTGTTGGAGATAGAGTTAGTGGTGGCATCCAGAATTTCGCTGGTTGCAGTAGCAGCCATTGAACTCAGATCAGAAGCCTGATCGGCATAGTTCATCAGGGAATCGCTGATCCCTGCCCGCCAGTCTGACTGCTGTTCATCGGTTTTTTTGTAATACTCCTCCTGAATATCCAGGCGTTCGGCAAGCGCTGCTTTAAGCGCTTCCGTTTGCTTTTTATACAGGTCTTCGGAAATCTGCCCACGACTGAAATCACGTTGTAAGTCACGCTGCTGCCTGAGAAGATCAGCGCGAATATCCGCCATTTCCTTCATTCGGTCACGGGCTTTATCCCCCTGTCCCGCGCCGAGGAAATCGATATTCCCCCTTTCCCGGGCGGCAGCATTACTGTCGGCCAGACCTTCGCGGAATGTTTTTAACTGTTCAGCGATATTTTTCTGATCAATAAGCGCCGCATTGTGCAGCAACGTTTCCTTTTTGGATTTTTCAAGCGAAGATAATTCCCCCTGAGTAACCTGATATTTCATCTTTGCCAGCTCAGTGTTTTGGCTGGAAAGAGCAATTTGCTCCCGTTGCTGTTTAATCAGCCGGGTATAGGTATCTTCGGTTTTCTCCGCCTCGGTTTTCCCATGCCTTCCTTTTGGCTTGGGTTTATTTTCCTGGTTGTTTCTCCATTCATTCAGGCCGTTATTAATCAACTCCTGCCGTCCGGTCTGAAACTGTGGGTCGTTAGTTAACCCCAGGTCATCCGCAGCATAACCCAGTCGTGCGCGCTCCTTGTCCTCACCTTTGAGTTTTGAAAGCGCCAGATCACGACGGCTTTTTTCCAGTGCAGCCGTTTGCTGGGTTGTCAGGTCTACCTGTGGTAAGCGTACTGGTGCGTTTACCAGCCCCTGTCGGGCCATGAGAAGATTATTTCCGAGACCCAGCAAACGGTTAAATTCAGTATGCTCACCGTTCATCATTAATAACGATTGATATGCTGAATTCTGTTCTGCAGCCTGCTGCCGGATTAATGCTATTCGCCTGTTCTCTATCCCTTCCAGTACCGACTGGATCGACTCAGACTTAGCCTGCATCTGAGCTAACCTCTCCTGTTCAACGGCCAGAGCGGAAGTCGCTTCTTCCAGACCACGGGTGACCGTTTCGACCGAAGTCAGGTGGTTTATCATGAAACCGCCACTGGTTGTCGGGCCGGGGTTAGACAGGACATACTGATAGCCCGCGATCTCTTCCTTCAGGCTTTTTACTTTAGATGCCTGGGCATCAACAAGACGGTTTTGCTCCTCCAGCGCCTGACGGGTTTTGGTCTCATTATCAGAAACTTCGGGCAGGGACATTGATTTTGTCTTTTCACGGACAGCATCAATGGTGTTTGCATATTCCTGAGCGGATAATCTGGCCTGCTCCTGATTCTGGTACATCGTGTACCAGGCACCGGCACCAAGCAAAACCAGCCCAGGAATACCGCCAACGAGGCCTAATGCTCCCCCCATGAGCCGGGAACCTACAGCAGTAACCGAGTTCAGTGCAGTCTGAGCGGATACTCTGGCCTGAATATTACGGTTAAGTGACTCCTGCGCCAGTGAGAGCCGTTTTTCTGCGGCGGCCTGCGCGTCTGTACCCCGCGCCGCTGCCAGTGCCTGCTGGGCACGATAAACTGCAGCACGCGCACGAGCTGTCGAAACCTGCGTCCCTCTGACCTGGGCTTCAGCTAAAGCTACTTCACTTTTTGCGGCGTTAATAATCCCAGCCGTTGCAGAGCTGGCACCAAGAGCCATATTTCCCAAATATCGGGCAGCACCAACGGCAACAAGCGCTCCGGCAGCAGTTGCGACCTGATCAATATTGTTGGCTACGCCATCAAGTAATCCGGTCAGGGTATTTGTCGCGCCACTCGCTTCATTAGCTCCACCGACCCATTGCATAAAAGCGTTTTCAACTTTTGTTGCCGACGATGAAACGGTCTGCGGCAACTCACCATATTCATTCCGGAGCTTACCAAGCTGGCTGATGAGGGCCGGAACTACTTTATCAATGGTTAACTGCCCCTGATCCGCCATAGATTTAAGGTCTTTACGCGCAACCCCCATCCCTGCAGCAAGCGCCCGTATAACCCTGTCGCCGCTCTCGTTGACGGCATTGAATTCTTCGCCTCTCAGCACGCCCTGCGCCAGAGCCTGGCTAAACTGAGTGATGACCGAACTGGACTCCTGAGCATTCGCGCCAGAAAGTTTTAAACCAGTAGAAATAGCCTCAGTAATATCCAGCACCTGGCTGGAGCTGTAACCATATTCCCGCATTGAGGCTGCTGAACGGGAAAATAAATTAGCGTTGTCAGAAAAAGATGTGCCCGTTTTCTGGCTGATATCCATCAGCTGTTTTTGAGAGCTGGTAAAATCATCAGTTGATTGAGATGCCTGTTTTAGCCGGGCGTTTACTGAATTCCATTCATCAGCCAGGGATATTAAATGTCCCGTAGCAAAAGCACCAGCAAATGCCCCGGTTAATCCCAGTGCGGTAGCCTTTGCTGACTCCATCTGGTCAGTAAGCTCAGCAACAGAACGGCGAGTTTCCCGAACTGAAGCCGCAGCCTGCCTGCCGCCATTCTGCATTGTTTTATAATAATCAGCCCCCATACGTGACGCGCGGGCTATCTCGGTCTGAAATGACTGAGAGTTAGCAGAAACTTTAATGATAAGTTCACGCAGGGTTGCCATTTCATTTCCTCAGAAACAAAAAACCCCACATTGTGGGGCTTTTTTATGATTTCAATATTATTAAATTAAACCAGCTTTTTTCCTTGCTTCTTCCAGATAATCTTTTTCTGGTTCCTCTTTTTTATGAGCAAGTGCAATCAGAAGATCAATTTGAGCACTTTGCTTTTCAGAGATTTCTTTAAGCATAGCGATCTGATCATTAGCTCTTACGCTTCCTCTGTTCAGGAAATACCAGATAACAAGATCAATAATGCGAGCAAAAACAAATAGTAATATCCAGCCAGTAGTAGTCATTTAAAGCACTCCGTGTGTCAAAAAAACAACATAACACCTGTTATGAGTGGCATCCACACGAATTATTACTGGCTATGCTGACGCAGCCAGCAGCGCCGCTTCCAGCCCTGCAAAGGGATCGCCGCCGTCGTTTACCTCAACCTCTTCTGCGCTCCACTGAAGCTGAGCATCTTCAATGGTGACTTTACCGCCCTGCGCTCCGTAAACCGCAGATACCAGCTGAGCATTGAGAATATCGCCGCGAATATCGCCGATTGGGCTGATACGGTCGTATTCAGCCCACATCCTGAATTCGCCGACCGTCATGGTTTGTCGCAGTTCGCCCAGCGTGCGGCCCATCCGGAGCGCCAGCGCCATCAGGAACTGCATGCCAGGCATTTTTACTTTGCTTTAGCATCATCCGCGTCACGAATGAGATCAAGTGCCTGCTTCAACAGCCGGGAATGCACTGGGCCATAGATCGCTTCAACCTGTTCGGTGTCATCGACAGTAAAGACGGGCTGCAGGTCGGTATCCAGCAAAATATCGATGAAAAGCGTGACGTCGGCCCGCATCGTGCGGAAGGCTCGTTCTGAAGGGGTCAGTTCTGGCGCCTCTGGTGCTTCCTGCCCTTCCGGTGCTTTGGGTGGTTCCGGGCTGGCAATGCCCTGCCAGCGAATCCAGGCTTCTGCTGATGGCTCACGAATGATGACTTTGGCGTTATCCCACTCCGGAACGGAGACTTCTTTTTTACGAAAGCCCGCCATCGGTGCAAGTGCCAGTGCTTTAAGACTCGGTTTTGACATTAAGTTTATCGCCGGTCGCCCGGCGCTCCGTTAATTGACGGTGACGGTGCAATCAGAAGAGGTGATCACAGTGCCATCGGCATCAGTAACCACGCAGGAATAAACCCCGGCATCACCGGATACAGCGCTGGCTTTCGTAAACGTTGCGCTGGTCTGGCCGCTGACCGTCGAGGTGCCCTTTTTCCAGACGTAGGTATAAGGTGCCGTACCGCCCTGGACGACCACGCCCATAGTCAGAGCGCTTCCTGCCGCGACCGTTTGGGACGCCGGAAGGTCAGTAGCAAACGACAGAACTCCTGGGGCGTTAATATTGGTGGGTTTACCTTTCAGACGCAGCGAGAACGTTGCAGCAACAACACCGTTGGTTTGAGAATCCCAGGTGTGCTGACGTACCTCAGCTCGCATCAGGAATCCATTACCAGACGGGAAAATAACCTTAAATCCATAAACCCCGTCGTTATCGTATGCTGCACGAAGTGCATCCTGCGCCGGGTTGCGGTAGAAGTTACCGGAAAGTGACATTTCAGACGGAGCAGGAAGGCCGTTGATATTTTCCGTTTCATCTGAACACAGCACTGTCACGTCAATATCGTTTTTCTGACCAGCGGTAAAGCTGGCCTGTTTGATAGTGCAACTCAGGTTTAACCAGGTTGCCGTATCCAGCTCTGCCGCGGTGACCGGCACAGAGGTAATCATTACTACTGTTTTTTGGGCACGTTCAAATAGTGCTGACATCGCAGCCTCCATAAATGAAAAAACCGCCAGCGGCGGTCGGATTGGATTGGTTTTTGTCAGGCAATAACCGTTATTTCGAGGGTTGCCCGATGAAGATGAGTTGTCGTGTCGTAGCCAGGAATTTTTGTCACCTCGACAGGTGAAAGCACCTGCAGGCGAGCCAGGGCATCCAGGCGTAACGCCCGGGCTTCGTCATTCGTTTCAGCCCATACATCAACCTGAATGCGCAGTGTCGACTCTGCCTGGCCGTAGAAAACATCCCCGGCAACATCAGTCGGTATCGAGAAAATGATGTAAGGCGCGGGAACATCGGGAAGGCCGTCACTACCCAGCGATACCACATACGGATAAACCCGCCCGTCTGCCAGCGGCGACAGCAGGTCATAGAGATCATCTTCTGTCATTTAGCCAGCACCTCATCAATAGCCTGATTCATCCGCTGCATAGCCACCTGCGCAGCCTCTTCCATGCGGGTATCAAAGGCAGGACGAACAAACGGATGTGCTGGCGCCGTAGCTGTCCCCAGCTCCACAAAGCGCCAGTAAAACGCATTCCGCTTGTTGCTGGCCTTCATGGTGTTGTCGCTGTTCCCCGTTCGCGGGTTAACGCCACGAATATGCACCCCCGATGAGATTTCACCGCGACGGCGGCTTTTCTGTGTGACGACAACAACATTTTTCTTCAGTTTTCCGGTTTTCTCCGGAGCGCGATCAATAACCTCCTGGCGGAGCAATTCGGCGCCGGCACGAGTCGAATCCCGGAGAACTTTATTATTTTCGGCCTTGCTGAGCGTTTGCAGATCGCGGGCGATATCCTGCAGCCCGGAAAAATCCAGATTCACATCAATCATTTTTCGGTCCCCTGTTTGCAGAGAATTTCCAGCCGGGTGCCTTTGATATCCGGAACCGGAGGCCCGGTAACGTTAAGAACGGCGCCTTTAAACGTGCCGGTACGTACTTTCAGGCGGGAAGAAGCTGAGATATCTGTACGAAAACGCACCCAAACGCGAATGGTGGCATCAGCACGCTCAGCGCCAGCGGCTAAAAGTTCACGACCGCTTATACCCTTAACCTCGGCCCAGATGGTTTTCCCATCTTCCCATTTTTCAACCGGCTGACCTGAAGGCGTTCTGGTGGTGGTGAAATTTTGGATGGTGATCCGGTGCCGTAATCGTCCTGCCTGCATAATTCCCCCGATTAAATGCCATAGATTTTGTAAGGCTGGAGAAGTGCCTCGACAGTAAACGGAATATCTGTAGCAGCCTGACCAACAGAGACCGTTTCACGGTTTTCGTACCAGTGACCGATAAGCAGAAGCATCGCTGCTTTCACATCATCGCCAGGGAGAATTGAATCAGGATCATCTGCATACCCCTCGCTGGTTTCGGACTCATACATTTTGCGACGAGTCCATGTTTCGACGTAACGAGAAGCAGCTCCGATGTAGAGTGTCAATATTGAGTCGTCATCGGTAAAGTCAGGCTCAATGCGACAGTGCTCTTTAACCACTTCAAGTTCTAACATTATTTTTTAGCCTTCTTCTCTGGCACAGTTTCCGGCTGTTCCGGCTGTTCCGGCTGTTCCGGCTGTTCCGGCTGTTCCGGCTGTTCCGGCTGTTCCG